CGCCTCCGGGTACTTTTAACATGCCAGCCCTCTACAGAGAGGTACTAACAGCGGCAAACTTCCCTAATCTGGACGAAATCCTCCCGCCAGAGCAGAAACCAAAGCCGCAAGACCCGCTGGCAGACATAATCACAGCTACAAAGGGGCTACCCATAGCTGCATTCCCGGGTCAGAACCACGAAGCGCACATTCAGTTTAAAACTTCCTTCCTAAAGGACCCTGCCACGGGCGCAAATCCCATGATGAAGCAGATTGTTCCCATTCTCAACGCAAATATCAGGGATCACATGATTATGAAGTACCAAGAGCAGGTACTTGGCATGGTACAGGCCAGTGGTGTGGCAAATGACCCACAAACTTCTGAGATGATCATGGCCCAAGCAGCAGAAGAGGTGGCAAACGCCAATGCTGCCATGGGAATTGCCCAGAGTCCAGAGCAACAGATGCTTCTCCTAGAGAAAGAAAGGCTTGAACTGGATAAACAGAAGGCAGAGATGGACGCTGCCAATGATTCTGCCAATATTGCCCTTAAACAGATGGACATGGACCTCAGGGGTAAGGAAAGCATGAATGATCTGGTGGTAAACATAGGTAAGATGGAAGCAGATGAGCGAAAAGAAAACCTAAAGGCTCTGGAAACCAGTGCCAGACTAGAATTAGAGAAGCAGAAGCTAGATGATGACTCTGAACTTAAAGCTGCTAATACTGCTATGCAAACTTTGCAGTCCATTGGAAATCAAATCAGAGGTGATAACAGTGGGTAGCGGCACAGGAACCCCTGTAGCACAGGGAGCACCTGCCACACCTCAGTCTGTTCCAGATACAACCTTTGATGCTTTTAATCCTCCTCCTGCCTCACCTGCTCAAGCACAACCTCAAGGTAGATTTGTTCCTGAATCTGCAACTTTTCAAGAGCGGTTAGCCAGATCACAAGCAGGAACGGGTCCTCTTACAAGGCTTATTAATTTTGTACCCTTTGAAAGTGGTGCTGGAGTTCTTCCTTCAGCGGCTCCTCCCTCTGCAGAGAGATCACCTGAACAACTAGCATTTGAACAGCAGGTGGCGCAAGCTCAAGCAGAAGGAATATCCTCACCTCCTCCGAGTTCCTTTGACGGGTTTGCTGGTATTCGTAATCCAGAACCCGGAGATATAGATTTTACTGGAGATTCAGGACTTTCTCCAGAGGCGTTTGCTGAACAACAGAATTTTTTTAACAATTTGACTCTGGATGATTTACTAATATCTCCAGAGTTACAAATAGTTCCGCAAGACGGTCTTATACCTATTGATGAAGCTGCTGTACTGCCTGAGATTACCAGACAATTTGATCCTCCTACTCCTGCTCCTGCTCCACCTCCTCCACCTCCTCCACAAACCGCTGAACAAAGAAGACAAGATGATATTCTTGTACAACTTGGGAGGTTAGGTTCAAACTTAAACAGAGTCCAAGCGGCAGAAGAGAGAAGGCAACAAAGGCAGACAAGAGATGAGATACCTAACCTAGGTCAAAATACTCCTAACCCTTTGGCGCAGGTACCAGAATCTGTCATAGCAACATTACTAAATCTAGGTGAGCAAAATAATTTAGGAGGAGGAGTACAAGTGGCAGAAAGAGAAAGTAAAAGATTTCCTAATGTTCCTGATAGACGACCAACGGGAAGATTAGACAGGCTTAGACAAGAACAGGCAGAGAAAGCAAGACTTAGAGAAGCGTTTGGTAGAAACCCAACTGGATTTGAAACACTTAGATTTAATAACCCTACATTTGATAAAATTCTTAGAGGCTTCGGAGTTGATCCTTTGTTTATAGGAAATCAAACACGGGTGATAGATGGTAGACTTACACCAGTACCAGTAAGAAGAAGAGCAGAAGGTGGGCGAGTGGCTCCTCCTCCTATGCCTAGACCCAGACCTAAAGGACTAGCTGCTACCCCAGAAGGTGAAGAGAGTTTTTCTTTTGGCTTTAGTCTAGATGATGTTAATGACTATGTTAATAGGGTACTGAGCGGAGATATTGTCAGTGAAAATCTTAGGAATATGTTTTCTTCTGGAGGAGGAGAAGAGAAGAAAGTAACAGAAGAGGTAGAAATAACTTCTTCTCCTAATTCTCTTGTAGAAGATTTAGCAACAACAATTAAATCTTATGAAGGTCCTGCTATACTCAAAGCCAGAAAACCTGTTAAAGGTGATCCATTTACCATTGGGTTTGGAAGAACCCGTGACTTAGAAGGAAACCCTATAACTGAAGGTACAACTACTACAGAAGAAGAATCAAATATAATGTTACAAGAAGATATAGCTTTACGCTTACCAGAAATAAGAAGAGCTTATCCTAACTTTGATTCATATCCTAGAGACTTACAGGTACAAATAGGACAGTCGTACTACAGAGGAACTTTGACTCCCGGGCATAGTCCTAAAACTAGAAAGCTTATTAATCAAGGAAAGTTTAAAGAAGCGGCTAAAGAATTTTTAGATAACGAAGAATACAGAACAGCTAAACAACGTGGAAGGAGTGGGATAAGAGATAGAATGGAAGATGTTGCAAAAGCACTAAGAAACTATGAATCAAGGTCTAGCTAGGATGCCACTCACTCCCGGTAAAAGTAAGAAAGCTATCTCTGCTAATATTAAAAAACTAAGATCAGAAGGATACGATCAGAAACAAGCGGTGGCAATTGCCATGTCCACCTCTAAGCGTTCTCCCAAACGGTCTTCTAAAAAAAAGCGTAGGATGACCAGAAAAAAATAGTTATACTCTGTTATGGATATATTCCAAGAAATAAAGAATGCTTTCCAAACCAAGCAAGAAGCTTTAAAGAATTTGCTTGCGGACGGCCAAGTAGAGGACTATAACCAATATAAGCAGATAGTCGGAACACTCTCAGGAATTGAGTGGGCCTACACAGAGTTAACTAGAATTGTCAATAACAGAATGGAGAATGATTTAGACGATGATTAATCCTAATTTAGCAGGGGCTATAAAAAATGATTCATGGGTCACAGAAGGAGAACACCCAGATCCAGAGATTCTACCAGAACTTCCGGGCTATCACATTCTGGTTCGTCCTGTCAGTATTAAGGCAAAGACCAAAGGAGGAATTATTCTTCCTGAACAAGCCCGGGATGACATTGCATATCTTACCACGGTGGGCCGTGTACTCAAGGTAGGCACACTGGCTTACGAAGACAAGGATAAGTTTCTTGGAGGAGCATGGTGCAAAGAAGGTGACTACGTATGTTACCAGAAATTGTCAGGTACCAAGTTTGTCTACAAGGGCGTAAAGCTTCTTCTTCTCTTTGATGATCAAGTCTTAATGAAGATAGACAGTCCAGAAGATTTAGATACTACTATTGTATTAGGAAGCTAATTGTGGTAATTATATTACTATAGCGTAATCTTAGTATTCGCACACTATGAAGAGGACAGAACATATGTCAGAAGAACAACAAGAAAACGTAGCAGAAGAACTAACAGAGTGGAGTGAGATTGATCTCTCCCCGGAAGATAAAAAAGAAAAGGTTGAGTTTGAAGTAGAGGGTTCTGAACCAGAAGAACTGGTAGCAGAGCCAGAACCACAGCCAGACCCAGAACCAGTAGCGGCAGAAGCTCCAGAGGAGATGCCTGAGTTAGATGGCATAGAAACCAAGGGAGCAGAAAAAAGAATTAGGCAGCTTGTCAAGCAGAAGAAAGAGCGGGACGAGCGTATTGCACAGCTGGAAGCAGAGCGTCAGCAGTTCCTTCAAACAATAGACCAAAGAGATAAGAGTGCTGTAGATCTACACAAGGTTACATATGACCAGTCAGAGAAGCAGTTAGCACAACAAGCAGAGTTAGCAAAGCAGTCCTACCTGACAGCTTATGATTCTGGTGACAAAGAAAGAATGTTAGAAGCTCAAGAGATTTTAAATAAAACTCAGGTACAGCTAAATAACATTGAACAGAACAAGAACCAACTGTCTCAGTACGAAAGAACTCTAGAGGCAAGAGATCTACAGAGGCAACAACAGATACAGGCGCAGCAGGAGCAAGCTCCTCAGACAAATGAGTATGATCCTCAAGCTGTAGAGTGGAGTCAAAAGCCTGAGAACAATTGGTTTGGAACAGATAACATTATGACTGTGGCGGCTTTAACCATAGACGCACAGCTTAAAGAAGAAGGTTATGATCCATCCTCCACTAGTTTTTATAGTGAGGTGGATTCAAGAATGAGGCAGGAGTTTCCCCACAAGTTTAATCAGACAGTGGAAGAAGCCCCTGCTCAGAGACCTACTCAACAGGTAGTAGCAGGACAGTCGCGCAGTCCTACTAATTCCTCCTCTTCTAAGAAAGTCAAGCTTACACAAGAAGACGTAAGAATGGCTCAGAAGTGGAACATACCTCTTGAGAAGTATGCTGCTGAAAAAGCACGGGCAGACCGTGCAGCAGGTGAGTACGTACCTATTAGTAGGTAAATGCGCGTAATAAAAGCAAACAAAGGAGCGTTTAAAGATGAGTAAAGCAAATAGTAGAGCAACTCAAACTAGGGAAACTGAAACGAAAGAATATACATATACCGAACCTAACTGGTTAGATGTTCCCGACCCTGTTGTAGACAGATTCACCAATGAAGACATGGTTCTCCGTTGGATACGCATCTCCCTCAAAGGTGATGATGACTACAAGAACGTAGGTAACAAGATGACCCAAGGCTGGGTATTTGTAACCCCGGAAGAAGTTCCTGAAATGTTACACTCTGCAACTGTTTTAGATACCGGACGCTATACCAACTGCGTTGTACGGGGGGATGTCGCTCTAGCCAAGATGCCCCGTGGCAAAGCAAAGGCCAGAAATGATTATTACCAGAACAAAGCTAACGCCATGATGGACGCTGTAAATCAGCAGTTGATGGCAGCTTCTGATTCTAGAATGCCCATTTCAAATAATAGCACTTCAACTGTAACCAAGGGTAGAATGCCACAGTTTCAAAATTAAGAGTCTACTGTTTATTCTACTCATCTTTAAAAAGGAGAATGTAGTATGACTACTACTAAAGCCCTAAACGGTCTCACTCCTTCGCGTAGATACTCTGCTGGTGCTAACACCGTGCAGACAAGAAACTATCGGATTGCATCTGGTCTTGCATCAAACATCTTTACGGGTGATTTGGTCCATGTAAGATCAGGTAACGTACAACCCGTTAGTAGTGGTAACGGCAACGTAAACGCTCCTATTGGAGTTTTCATGGGTTGTTACTATGAAGAAGACGGTGAGCCAAAGTTCCGTCAACATTGGCCCACGGGAACTTCTGCAAGTAATGCCTACGCGATTGTTTGTGATGATCCTCAAGCAACTTTTGAAGTTCAGTGTGACGCCAGTTCTTCTGTTGGTGATATCATGGAACATAACTTTGAAGCTACTCTCGGTGCGGGTTCTACCTTCACTGGTCGTTCAGGGTTTGGTCTTGATATTTCAACACGTACAAGTGGTGTAGCGGCTATGTTCCGTATCATTGACTTTGTTGATACCCCGGGTAACGACATTGACAATGGAGCAGAAGCAGCTTTCCCAATCGCTGAAGTTCAACTTATCCACCACCAGTTGACCCGTGTTTCATCTGGCGCGTAACCTGAAAGGAGCTTAGACAATGGCTATAAATAGAGCTAGTATTGCCAAGCAGCTTCTGCCGGGCCTTAATGCCGTTTTCGGTATGGAGTATGGAGAAGTTGCTGATGAATACAGTGTTCTCTTTGAAGTAGAGAACTCTGACCGTGCATTTGAAGAAGAGGTTCTCTTCACTGGTTTCGGCACTGCACCTGTCAAGGGTGAAGGCGCTGCTGTCCAGTTTGACAATGCACAAGAAAGTTACACTGCAAGATATACGGCTGAAACGATAGCTTTGGCCTTTGCAGTTACGGAAGAGGCAATGGAAGACAACCTGTATGACACGTTTGCCAAGCTGCGTGCCAGAGGGCTTGCTCGTTCCATGGCTAACACCAAGCAGACTAAAGCTGCTGATGTTTTCAACAACGGTTTCAACACCTCCTTCACGGGCGGTGATGGACAACCTCTCTTCAGTGCCAGCCACCCAACGGTTGGTGATGGAAACCAGAGCAACCTGATTGGTTCCGCTGGTACGGTTGACCTTTCTGAAGCAGCGTTGGAGACAGCATTGATTAGTATTCAGACGATTAAGGATGATCGTGGTATTCTTGTAGGTGGAAATGCAGTATCCCTGCACGTTGCACCGGGGAACCAGTTCACGGCAGACCGTGTGCTGAATAGCCCGTATCAACCTAACACGGCTGATAACAACATCAACGCTATCAACCATCAAGGAATGATCCCACAGGGTTATTCTGTGAACAAGCGTTTCCAAGACTCGGATGCGTTCTTCATTAAAACTGACGTTCCAAACGGAACGAAGATGTTTGTAAGAGCACCGCTTGCCACTAAGATGGAGCCTGACTTTGACACGGGTAACCTCCGTTTCAAAGCTAGAGAGCGTTACAGCTTTGGTTTCTCGGACTGGAGAGGATTCTTCGGTTCACAAGGAGCCTAAGTACTTTAGTGTGGAGGGGCTGAGATATGCCTCTCCACTACTTTTTTTTCAACATATTTGAATGGCACCTAGGGTGCTGGTCTTAGAAAGGACTGTTCATTATGTCTACACATTTTCCAAACGGTGTCACAAACGTAACCAAAGAGTCTACGTTTGGTGACTTAAAAGAAATGGTCCCGAACAAGTACACCACGTTCTGGGCAGACTTTGTAACCCCTGCTGATTTAGGCGCACCTTCTTTTAATGGTGGAGCAGCTGGTGCGGTCTCTTGTAATATGTGGGATATCACTGTGGTAGATAGTGGAGGAGATACTGCCTCTGTTATTTCTTGCACAGACGGTGCAGGAGGTTTCCTTACAATTACTACAGATGACGCAGAGAATGACGGGGTTGCCCTTCAATCAAAAGTAGAACCTTTTAACATTGACGAAAGCAAAGAAACTTTCTTTGAAACACGCCTCAAGGTAGGTGACGCCACACAAACAGATTC